CCCCTTATCTGTGATTAGGGTATCGCAAAACTTAAAAAGGTAAATCTGAATGGCTGCTCCGTTTCAGAATTATTCTGGCGGTGTCCTACTAGCGGACATCGTTAAGAGAAATAATTTTAGTGCATACGTTTCTGAAGCTATAAAAGAACGTAGTGCATTTATTCAATCTGGTGCTGTAGTTCGTAATGCTTTGCTTGATGCAACAGCAGGAGGAACACGAATACAAGTTCCAGAATTTAACCCTGTATCTCCAACTGAAGAGATTATTGATGGTACTGCTTCATGGGGTACTAGCAATAATGGTTATCTAACACCTCAGAAGATTGGAACAGGAACACAGATCGCAACTATCTGTCACAGAGGTTTTGCGTATGCTGTTGATGATGTAGCTGTATTAGCTGCTGGCGAAGATCCAATGGGTCATATCAGAAATCAGCTTGCAGATGCAATTAACAAACTAAATTCAACACGTTTGTTTTATCAACTTCATGGTTTATTTGGTTCTGCTCTTTCTGCTAACAAATTAGACTTAGCGGTTGCTGCATCTTCTGGTGCTGCTGAAGCTAACTATCTAACAGCAGCTACAGTTGCTAGAGGAAGATCACTTCTTGGAGAAAGAGGGGAAGAACTAGATACAATCGTAGTTCACCCATCTGTTGCTTACTACTTATATCAAGTTGGTATGTTAACATTCTCCACTTCTGCATTGTCAACTGGAACTGGTATCCAATGGGGTGGTGGTGGTGTTGGCGTTACTGATAGATCAGTAGGTCAATTCGCTGGTATGAATGTAGTTGTTGATTCTTCAGTTAACTCTGTAGTTCCTGGTTCTAGTGGACATATTAAGGAGTTCTATTGCTACTTAATTAAGTCTGGAACAGTTCTTGAGGGTGTTCAATCTGAGCTTGGTATTGAAGCAGAAAGAAACATCTTATCTAAGCAAGATGTTATGTCTGTTGATTACCACAGTACTTATCACATCATGGGTACTAAGTGGAGTGATGCTGGTGACAACCCAACAAACTCTGAATTAGGAGCACAAGCTAAGTGGGCATTAACATACGATGCTGACTTAATTCCTATTGTTCAGTTAACAGTTAACACACCACTTGATAATACAACTCTTTAATAGTTAACATTAAATTGTGGTCATCAAACCTCATCAATTATTGGTGGGGTTTTTTCTTTACGCTACAATAAAACTAAATTACTTTATAGATCGTGGCAGCAACTATAGACGCAACAATAAAAGGAGCTAATGCTAATAGCTATGCCACATTAGCTGAAGCAGACGCATATTTTGAGACTTCTCCCAGTTCTACACAATGGGATAATAAACAGGATGATAAGAAAAACCGAGCTTTGATAGCTGCTACAAGATGGATTGAGACTTAATTCCTAATAATATTAAATATGCACAATATGAATTAGCAAGAGCATTGGCAAATGATACTGATGCTATTACTGGAACTACTGGTAAAGATGGTAATTTTTCTGAAGTAAAGCTAGGAGATATACAGGTTAAATATAATACTGATAGTCAGGGAACTGGATCAATAAATAATATTTTAGATGTCTATCCTTGGTTACAAAGTTACCTTGGAGCGTATATGCTAGGTGGAGCAGGTAGTTTTCAAATGAGGGTGGTTAGAGGATAATGGCAGGACAGTTAGACACACTATTAGCAGAAGTAGCCAAGAAAGTAGTATCTGATCTTGGTAAGTCTCTCGACACATCCATCACTTACACACGCAAGGCATCTGCTTCCTACAACACATCTACAGGTGCAGTAACAACAACCGACACCGCTTACAATATAGACGTACCTATAGAATTTATACAATCTACTGAAGAGTCTGGATACCAGGAAAACGTAGCTCGTATCTATATAACACCCGATCTAATAGGAGACAGCCAACCTCTACTATCGGATGAGATAACCCTTACATTTTCTGGATCGACCAGAATAGCAAAAATAACTGATGTAAGAACTTTGCGTGGTGGTCAGGAGTATCTATTCAGAGTTGACGTTATTTTCTAATGACTTTAGTAAACGCAAGAGCAGCATTTGAAACCGCAATCAAAAGTGCAGTAACAACTGCCGACAACACAGTAACAGTTGTGTTTGATAATATGCCTTTCACAACTCCAGGTAAAACTAAAAAATATGTAATGGTAAATTTAGACTTTACACAGTCTACAAATCAACCTCAAGGTGCAGCAGTTGATTATTACTCAGGAACAATAAGATGTGCGATTATGACACCATCTAACAAGGGAAGTGCTGTAGCTGCTGCAATAGCAGAATCAGTTATTGACGGACTCACCTCTGTAAACGCTTCTGGCTACTCAGATACTTTTTCTGTGTCACCAAGAGTAAGTGAGATCAGTGGACCATCATCAGTAGTAACCGAAGATCAAAGCCATTTTATGAGTGTAATAAACTGCGACTTTACAGCTAATGCCTAAAGTAAAAGACATAAAGCACCTTACTGGTGATTTAGCCTACATGATAATGAAGGGTAAAGGTGAAGCAGCTTCAGAAATACATTTTTCTCTACAAAACAGAAGCCCTTGGTTTACTGGAACGTTTAACACTGCTTGGAAAGTAAAGGCAGGAAGTCCCGTTGCTCCTACTATCCCTAGGAAAGATAATAATATAGATGCACAGAAAACAAGCAGAAAGGCTCCTTCAAGAACAAATCCTATAGTAACTTCTCTAACTAAAGCTATTTATGTGGGGAACAAAGCCGAGTATGCAGGATTTGTCATAAATGCGATGCGTAGTCCTTATGACGGAAAAATGTATGAAGACTTATTTGCTGAAAAAAGAAAGACTACTCCAAAGCCTAATGTTCCTTTCTGGTATTATGTTTACTTACAAAATAACTTTTTAGAGAAAGATATTAATAAGGGATTTCAGATTGCAGGTTTTAAGCCAAAACGTAACTATATGATGCACAAAGGTACAAGTGCTTAAATTTGTACTTTGAGTTATACTACAAGAGTAAATACAAATTTTTATGCCAACAGCAAGAGCGATAGACAAACTAAAGCAAGCCTTTAGTGTCGAAGAACGTAGTAGCTACTCCATTTTTAAGGGGGAAGAACTAATTTTAAAAATCTTTTGGTCGCCTCTTACAATAGCTGACAGAGACACCATAAACAGTACACTAATAGCTATGAACAAAGGTCAGGAAGAAGGAAGTCTTGACTTTGCACTTCAAGTTATTGTTACAAAAGCTGAAGATGAATCGGGTGCAAAAATGTTTACAGCAGGAGACTTACCATCACTAAGAAGAGAAATACCTTTATCAGTTTTATTGGACATAATGACTAAGATGCAAAGTATGGGCGAGGAGGTCAACCTAGATGCCGTAAAAAGCACAACTTAAAAAAGAAAATTTAGTATTTTTACAATTTTTTATAGCTGAAAAATTAGGTTATACACATAGAGAAATAAGGGAAAAAATGTCGTTACAAGAGTTAATAGCTTGGAGCGCTTACTTTCAGATAAAGTCTGAAAGAGAAGATGAGGCGATGGAAAAGGCAAAAAGACAAGCTCAATTTCGCAAAATACGCTAAACTTTTAATATCCGTGTATTCTGCAAAAATCAGTGGCATCCGAATATAGCGTAAATATAAAATTAAATACTGCTCAAGTTAAAAAAGACTTAAAGACAATAGGTACAGAAATATCAAATCTAGGTAAGACTCAAGAAAAATCATCTAAAACTACATTATCTGCTACAGATAAAAAATTAAAATTAGATCAAAAAATACTGACGTTCCAGAACAGAATACTAACTGTAGGAAATAGCCGACTAAAAACAATAACTAAAGAAAACAAACTGTCTAAGACAAAGAGTATCCTTACTAGAGCTAATAATCAAGCTCTAGAGGGAGAGTTTGATTTATCTAAGAAGAATATACTTAAAGCTATCCAACAGATAAAATTACTGCAAAAAGAACAACTAATTAAAAGAGGGATACAGACTCAGACTACTAAGAAAGTTAAGGTAGAAGATACTATAAATAAACAGCTACGAGAAAGAGCAAAAACTTTAGGTCAGATAGTTAAACTTAGGAATTTGGGAACTGCTGCTGGAAGATTAGCGGGAAGATTTGAATTGGAAGAAACGTTGCAGACCAGAGGCCCAGGTGGAAGAATGTTAGCTCTTCCTAGTTCAGAAATGTTAGAGCAGAGAGTCCGAGGTGCTGGACAGATGGGCGGTTTCAGCAGGGGATTATCAACCCCTAACTTTATGCAACGAATGGGGGCTACTAGAGGTTTTGATGTACAAAGTGCAATGATAAGTGGTGGTTTTCCCCTATTATTCGGTCAGGGACCAATTACAGCAGCAGCAGGAGCAGTGGGTGGTGGTGTCGGTGGAATGTTTGGACAAATGGGTGGTTTTGCAGGAGGTATCGCAGCCACAGCAGCCGTACAATCTATATCAAGTGCATTAAACGCAGTAAGTGAATTAGGCAGAGCTTTATCCAAACCAACTCAAAATATACAAACACTGGTAGACAAACTGGCTCTAGCAAACACTCCAACTGGAGATTTAGCATTAAAACTAGAAAAATTAGGACTTACATCTTCTGCTGCTTCTGTATTAATAGAAAAATTTGCTGAGGATTTTGGTAGAACTCCTCTTGAAGTTGAAAATATGACTAAGGAATTAGATAAATTTAATCAAGAAATGGCTAAGTTTGGTCTACGTCTACAGTTTATCGTTGCCGATGTCTTTGGTCCGATGGTTACTTTAATTAATAAATTACCTTTGGGAACTATCGCTAAATTCTTTACAGGTAGAGGGTTTGATTTTCTAAACCCAGGTGGGGCACTGACTCCAAATATAATGACCCTCCCGCAAAAGAAACTAAAAGTAGAAAGACAAAGGGGTTCAGGAATACAAAATAACTTACCTCCAAATTTACAGGATGTAGGTGCTTTTGCAGATCAGCTTACATTTAACAGAGAAATAAAACCACTAAAACAGGCTCTAGAGATAGAAAAACTTAGGTTAACAGTAAGTAGTGAAAAGTTAAATATAATGAATGAAGAGTTTGAACTAGAAAATTTAACGAACGAATTAAAAATAGCACAAGCTGAAAATGAAAAAGTATCTACAGAAGAATTAACTACTAAAATAAGTAAATTAAGTGCTCAAGTAGATTTACAAGAACAAGTTGTTGCTAATGCAAAAGCTCTAGTAGACCCGTTTAAAAAATTGTCTAATATTATATCAATGGATATAGGTAATGGTATAAAAGGTCTAATACAGGGAACCTCAACTCTAGGCGATCTTTTAGGTAATGTTTTAAATAAGTTATCTGATGCCTTCTTAAACATGGCAATATTCGGCAACTTTGGTGGAGGATCTGTAACGGGTGGACTATTAGGAATGTTCGGATTCGCAAACGGAGGCAAACCGCCTGTGGGTAGACCTTCAATAGTAGGAGAAAGAGGTCCAGAACTTTTTGTTCCTGATAGAGCAGGTACTATAATTCCAAACCATGAGTTAGGAGGCATGGGTGGTACAAATATAGTAGTAAACGTAGATGCTTCTGGTTCTAATGTAGAAGGAAATGAAGGAGAAGGGCAAGCATTAGGACTAGCATTGTCAGCAGCGATAGAATCAGAATTAATTAAGCAAAAACGACCTGGAGGTTTACTTGCATAATGGCTACTTTTCCATCAATCACACCCACATACGGACAGCAGAAAAGATCCGCACCAAATACTAGAACAATTCGTTTTGCTGATGGTTATGAACACAGAATATTATTTGGACTTGCTGCTCATCAAAATCCAAAAGTTTTTAACTTTACTTTCAATGTATCGGAAACAGATGCAGACACCATAGAAGGATTTTTAGATAGCCGTGCCAATGATAGTGCCAGCTTTACTTTTACTCCACCAGGAGAAGGATTTACAAAGACAGGAACTTATTCTCAATCAGGTACTACAGTAACAATCACAATTACAGGTCATGGTGTAGCTGTAGGAGATGAACTTACTATTGATTACACTTCTGGATCGGCAACTGATGGTACTTTTCTTGTTGCTTCGGTTACTGATTCAAATGTCTTTACTGTTACTGCTGCTGCTAGTGCAACTAATAGTGGTAATGTTTCGATTACTTTATCGGGTGCTGGACAATATGTTTGCGAAAGTTGGTCAAAATCTATACCATATAACAATAGAGCTACGATCCAAACAACATTTAGAGAGGTGTTTGAACCATGAGCAGTTCTGCTATTGTCAGTAATCTTCAAAATACAAACCCATCGGCAATAATAGAACTTTTTACTTTACAACTTGATAATAGTTTGCATGGTGCGACTACTGTTTATAGATTTCATAATGGCTCATCTTTAAAAGATAATGGAGAAATAGTTTGGGCTGGGAATAGTTATCAAAGATTTCCAATAAAAGCAGAAGGTTTTCAATATGGTAAAGGTCAATTACCTAGACCCACATTAACTGTTAGTAACGCACTTGGAACAATTACAGCGATTTTATTGAATATAAATACCACCACTGCTGGTAATGATCTTACTGGTGCAACTGTTACTCGTATAAGAACTCTCGCTAGATTTTTAGATGCTGTCAACTTTCCTAGTAATGTAAACCCTTATGGAACACCTGACGCAACAGCAGAGTTTCCACAGGAAATATATAAAATAGACAGAAAAGCAGCCGAAAATAGAGACTTAGTTCAATTTGAATTAGCATCGGTATTTGATTTAGCTGGTATTCGTGCTCCTAAAAGACAATGCACCAGATCAGATTTTCCTTCTATTGGCACGTTTAACGGATGAATTGGAAAGAAGCTGCTCTTGTTCATGCGAAAAACCAAGATCCTAAAGAATGTTGTGGCTTATTATTGAACATTAGAGGAAAAGAAAGATATCATCCTTGCCGTAATTTATCTGCACAATCAGATGAATATTTTATTTTAGATCCAGAAGATTATATAAAAGGCAGTAATTTAGGAGAAATTACAGCTATTATTCATAGTCATCCTGATACACCAC